GAATTGGAAAAAAGAAAAAAAGGAATTAAAGGAAAAGCTAGAAACCGTTCAAAGCTTAACTAAAAAAGCGCAAACCTATTTCAATGCATACATCAGAGCAAGAGACAAGAATAAAAATTGCGTAAGCTGCGACAAACCCCTGGGATCTAAATTTGACGCAGGACATTACTACAGCGCAGGAGGATTTGGAAGCGTTAGGTTCAATGAGCTTAATGTTCATGGTCAGTGCGTTTACTGCAATCAGCATCTCCATGCAAACCTGCTAAACTATCAGATAGGAATAGAGCAAAGAATAGGAGGCGAAGCGCTTATAGAATTGCATGAGCAGGCGCATCAGGTAAGAAAATATACAAGGGAAGAACTAAGGGATATAATAGAAATCTACAAGAGAAAAATTAAAGAAATCAATTAATTTTTGTTATATTTGTAATACATATTTAAAATACACACTATGAAAAAATCAATTATTGAGAGATTGGCAACAATCCAAAAGGAGTTAAAAGCTCCAAAGAATCAGTTTAACAAGTTTGGAAACTACAAGTACAGGTCTTGCGAGGATATTATGGAGGCTGTAAAGCCTTTATTGAATGGCCTAGTATTGAATCTTACAGATGAGGTTAAGGAAGCAGCAGGCTATATGTATGTAGAAGCTACTGCAATGATAACAGATGGCGATAAAATGCAAGCTGTAAAGGCTCAGGCAGGAATTGATCCTACTCGCAAGGGGATGGATATTGCTCAGAGTTTTGGAAGCAGCAGCTCATACGCTCGCAAGTATGCTTTAAACGGTTTGTTTCTTATTGATGATACCAAAGATGCAGATAGCACAAATACGCATGATAAGAAAGCAGCGCCTAAAAAAAAGAAACTTACAGAGGCTAGATTTAAAGATGCTATAAAAGCGCTCCAGGATGGTAAAGTTGAAAAGGAAGCAATCACTAGCAAGTTTGAATTAAACACAGCGCAAGCTAAAGCCTTAGAGTTATGCTGAAGATTAGATGTTCTTCCATTGGCAAGATAATGACCAACAGCAGAAGTAAAACAGAAACGCTTAGCAAGACTACTAAAACATATCTGCAACAGTTAGCCTTAGAAGAGGTTTATGGAATACGCAAAGAGTTTTCTAGCAGATACACAGATAAAGGCAACCAAGTGGAACGCTATGGTATTGATTTATGCCAGGATGTTTTGGAGCTAGGTTTGCTTTATAAAAACGATGACCATTTTAATAATGATTATTTAACAGGTACTCCTGATGTAAACACAGATAAAACTTTGCTAGATATAAAGAGTAGCTATGACGGAACTACCTTTCCTTGGTTTGCTGAGGATATACCAAACAAAGACTATTTTTATCAGTTGCAGGGTTACATGGCTTTAACAGGCAAGCGTAAAAGCTTGCTTTGTTATTGTTTGTTAAATACTCCTGAGCAGATTGTTGAGGATGAGATAAGGCGAGCGCATTGGCAACATCATTTGATTGATGAAAGCGAAGAGCTAAGGGCAGAGGTTGAGGCAAAGCATAACTTTGACCATATACCTGCAAAAAAACGAATCAAAGTATTTGAAGTAAGATACGATAAAGATGTAGTAAAAGCCATCTATGAGCGCATAGATGAATGCAGAGAATACTATGATAAACTAATAAAAGAACTATGGGCAGAGGAAAACTCGGAGACGAAGGAAAAGTAAAAACTATCAGCGTAAGGCTTAACCTGCAAGATAAATGGGATCTAGTAAAAGTTGCTAGATTCCAGGGCGTAACAACATCAGAACTTATGCGCCAAATAATAAATGAATATCTAGATAAGCAAACGCATGGCGGTTAGATTTGAAAGCAGCAAGGATATAGAAAGGGAAAAAAAGGTAATGCAGCTTATTGCAAAAGGCCAAGATTATAAAAAGCTAGGCGATTATGATTTAGACTATTTGATAACAGGCAAAGCATACATTGAAATAAAAAACTACAACAATCCAAGCTCTAATTATTCAAATTTTATTGTATCAATTATTAAGCTTACAAAGATGCAAAAGGCAGATAGAATTTTGCCTACATATTATTTCCTAAACTTTACAGATGAGCTGTATTATATTAGATGCATAGATATACAGGGAAACGTTAAGTATGGTGGAAGGAAACCAAGAGAAGGATCCGCAAATGACCAAGAGTTGCTTGTATGGATGCCAAAAGAACAATTTAAAATCTATAAATAAATGGAACATACAGAATGGAGAAAGGACAATATAATTGAAACATACATAAGTTATAGTACAATATTTGACGAAGCATTTCATCAAACAAAAATTGAAATACCTGTAAGTTTCTTAAGGTGCATGCCTTTGTATAAATGGCAATACTGCCATGAAGTTTTAATGAAACAAGATGACCTTTGCGATGGTTCTTTTTCTTGTTTTTTGTTTGATTTAGAAAACCGTTTATTTTGCGCTTGCACATTAATAAATCTTGATTGTTTAGAAAAAATAGAAAGAAAAAAGTTAATTACTCTTTTTAAAAGAAAACTAAAAAAAGAAGAACAATATCACAATACCTATACGGAAAAAGAATTTTTAGAAGCAGTAAAAAAAATAAATAAATAAAATGGAACAAAAATTTAATGATGAAATTCTATATAAAGAAATAGAAACCTGGAATGTTTATGATAGGATTTTATTTGAAATTTATCACTCAACAGGAAAATCAATGAGGCAAATTTCTAAAGATACAAACATAAGCATGACTGCAGTTTTTAAAGGTTTAAAATCAAGTCAAGATAAATTAAATGCAAAATTTGGAATAAATTACCAACAATACAGAAAAACAAAAAATAAATAAATGGAACAGAAAAACAACAGCGGAGCAATCTTTAAGAACGACTACAAAAAAACGGAGCAGCAGCCTGATTATAAAGGCAAAGCAATGATAGACGGCCAAATGAAAGACATGGCCATGTGGTTAAACGAATCTAAAAGCGGAGTAAAATACTTTAGCGTTAAATTTTCAGAACCTTATAAGGAAGCAGAAGCTCCAAAGCAAAGCATGCCGCAGGATTTACCTGCAAATGATTTACCTTTTTAGTTAAGTTGTAAACCAAATGGAGAGCGCTCAGAGATGGGCGCTTTTTTTATGCACAACTTTCTGTTGATAAATGCGTCTTACAACTATTAAAAATAAATAACTACATTTGTTTAGATACTAATCATGAGATGGCTTTCAAAAGTTGCTGAGTTACATGAAGACTACATTAGGATAGTCAAAAGTTTAGGCGAAGAGTTTTACGCTGAGGATATAGTACAGGAGATGTACATCAGGTTAACCAAATACTACAAGCCTTTTAAGATTGTAAACGAAGAGGGCAAGATAAACAAGAGCTACATCTATTTAGTATTACGAGCAATAGTATGTGATTTGCGAGCAGAGAAAAAAAAGCTGCAAAAAGTACCATTAGAATACATTGACAAGATGGGAGTTAATTACGAGTACATATCCAAAGGCGAAGCTGAGTACAATCTAGAACTCAGAATGCGAAAAGAAATGAACACCTGGGAATGGTTTGACGAGCTGCTCTTTAAAGTTTACAGAGACTCAGGAATGAGCATGCGGCAGATAGCTGCAGAAACAGGAATAAGCACAAAGACAATATTCTACTCTATAAAGAAATCAAAAGATAAACTAAAGGAAAACATCGCAGAAGATTACGAGGATTATATAAACGGAGACTACGAATGGCTATAAACAAAAAAGATGTACAGGCAGAGATTAAGCGCCTAGAATCAAAAATTACAGGCGATATGTATGAAGACATGGAGCTGATGCAACAGATTTACGAATTAAAGGTTATACTAAACCCTGCAATAGAAAACAATCCTGAACAGGATGACGATTGCTTGTATTGCGGATCCTAATAAAAAACGAATGAAGAAACTAGACAAACGTACAAAGGAGTACAAAGAATGGAAAAAGAAGCAGAAGGCCGAAGGCTTAGGCGATATTGTAGAAAAGATAACAGAGGCTACAGGAATAAAAGACGCTGTTAAATGGCTAGCAGGAGATGACTGCGGCTGCGACGAGCGTAAGGAATTTTTGAATAAGATTTGGCGCAGGAATCCAAATTGCCTAGAAGAACACGAATACATTTGGCTAGGAGAGTTTATGTCAGAGCATTGGGATAAAGATGCAGAGAAATGGGGCAAAGGAGCGAACCATCATGATAAGGTCAAACTCATTAAGATATACAACAGAGTATTCAAGGTAAAACAAGATACAGGAACGACATGCAGTAGTTGCGTAAGAGATATTGCTGATAAGATGAAAAGAGTTTACGAGGCGTACTAATAAAACACGAATGAAAACAGAAAAGGTAAGCATATCACAAGTAAAGACAAACCCAAACAATCCTAGACTCATAAAGGATGACAAATTTAAAAAACTTGTAAGCTCAATAAAGGAATTTCCTGAGATGCTAGAGATACGCCCAATAGTAGTTGATAATGACAATGTGGTCCTGGGAGGCAACATGAGATTGAGAGCTTGTAAGGAAGCAGGTTTAAAAGAAGTGCATATAATAAAAGCGGACCAACTAACAGAGAAACAACAAAGAGAATTTATCATAAAAGACAATGTTGGTTTTGGTGAATGGGATTGGGATGACATTGCAAACGGTTGGGATGTTGAGCAGCTTAAAACGTATGGTTTAGATATGCCTGTTTTTATAGAAGATTCTGATGAGTTTGGAACTGACTTTGATTTGCCTGATGGAGACAAAGAGCCTTTTCAGCAAATGACTTTCACGTTAGCAGATGAGCAAGCAGAGCAAATTAAAAACGCAATTACAGATATTAAGCAAACAGAAGAATATAAATACTGCGAAACTATGGGCAACGAAAACAGCAATGGGAACGCACTTTATTTAATAATTATGCAATGGGCAGAGCAAAGGAAATAATAGTTAAGGTAATACCTGCAAAGATTGCTAATGAGTTTGTAAAGAAACATCACTATTCAGGAAAGGTTGTGCCAAATAGTACATTGCACTTTGGCTGCTTTTTGGATAATAGATTACATGGCGTTATGCAGTACGGCCCAAGTATAAATAAAAAGGGAACTATTAATCTTGTAGAGGGTACAGGTTGGAATGAGTTTATAGAATTAAACAGAATGGCTTTTGATGACTATCTACCTAAATACTCAGAAAGCAGATGCATTGCTATAAGCATTAAATTAATTAAAAAGAATGCACCTCAAATTAAGTGGATCATAAGTTTTGCAGATGGTACACAATGCGGAGATGGAACTATATATAGAGCAAGTGGTTTTCAGTTAATTGGTTTAAAAAAGAACTCATCTATGTGGCAAAATAAAGTAACAAATAAGATAATGCAAGACATGCAATTTTATCATACAATGACTAAAAAAGACCATAATTGGGAAAGGTTAAAAGGAAATATGTTAAGGTATATCTATTTAATAGACAAATCTTGCAAAATAACTGTTCCTATTTTACCATTTTCAAAAATTGATGAGGTAGGCGCAGGAATGTATAAAGGCGAAAAGATAAAATTAAGCGAGAGAAATAGAGCGCAGCAATAGATTCGAACTTTACCTTTATCTTGGAATAGATAACGTGCTACCAATTACACCAACTGCGCATATAAAACAAATATAGTAAAAAAATGGCTAATGAAGATAATTTAATCCCATACAAGAAAGGTCAAAGCGGAAACCCAAAGGGAAGACCTGTAGGCAGCAAAAACCGCAGTACAATAGCAAAGAAATGGCTAAGCGTTGAGCAAGACCTAAAGAATCCGCTAACAGGCGAAAAGGAAAACATGAGCCAAGAGGATTTAATGACCTTAGCATTGATTAAAAGAGCTAGGGAAGGGGATACGCAAGCATATCAGAAACTGCTAGATTCAGCATACGGAGCGCCTATACAACAAATAGAGCAGCATAATATAGAACAACCACTTTTCCCTGATGTTACAGAGAACGACAGCAATAAATAAAATACTTGCTTTAAAAAAGCGAATTAAAATAATCCAGGGCGGCACATCTGCAGGCAAGACTTTTGGGATCCTGCCTATTCTCATAGATAAAGCAGCTAGGCAATCAGGCTTAGAGATTAGCATAATAGCAGAGAGTATTCCGCATTTAAGGAGGGGAGCATTGCGAGACTTTCTTAAGATTATGAAGTGGACCAATAGATATTATGAGGAACGCTTTAACAAATCTCATTTAAAATACGAATTTGCAAACGGTAGCTTTATAGAATTTTTTAGTGCTGATGACAGCAGCAAACTCAGGGGAGCTAGAAGAGACATTCTTTACATCAATGAGTGCAACAATGTAAACTTTGAGGCTTACAATGAACTCGCCATTAGAACAAAGCGAGAAGTCTATTTGGATTTTAACCCTGCCAATGAGTTTTGGGTACATACCGAACTCAAAGATGAATTAGATGCCGATTTTATTATTTTAACCTACAAGGACAATGAAGGCCTAGATGAAGGTATTGTGCAACAGATTGAAAAGAATCGCTTAAAAGCAGCGACGAGCAGCTATTGGTCTAATTGGTGGAAAGTTTACGGACTCGGACAGCTCGGCCAATTACAAGGCGCAGTCTTTACCAATTATAAAATTATTGATAAGATTCCTCAGGATGCTAGATTGATAGGTTTGGGGCTTGACTTTGGCTATACGAATGATCCTAGCGCAATCATTGAAGTCTATAAACATAATGAAACACGAATCCTGAACGAAGTAAAATACCAAACAGGAATGCTTAACAGCGACATAGCAAAAGTATTGCCTAAATCAATACCTGTTTACGCAGATAGCGCAGAACCCAAATCAATCGCAGATATACAACGCTACGGAATAACCATTAAAGGCGTAACTAAAGGCAGAGATTCTGTAAACTACGGAATTGATGTAATGCAGACGCAAAGCTATCTAGTTACATCTAGCAGCACAAACCTAATAAAAGAGCTGCGCAGTTATTGTTGGGATATTGACAAGGCAGG